TTGTCGAATAAAATATGCAAAAACCCCATTATTTCTCAAATAATGAGATAAAAGCATAAGTTCGTCAATAAATATTTTCTAAAAATATACATTCTATTCGTCGATAGTTGGATACCAATCAGGCCAAATTGGAGTTTTAAAGTTCTTAATGGCATTAGTTGTGGTATCATTACGCGCTTCTTTATGGGAGCGTATATAAGGTGGAGGAGCCCCGACTAAGGTTCCATAACGAAAATTATCTCCACCTGCTTGCAACACCATACAAGATGGAGGTGCTGCAATAGCCGATTCGGCAGTCTTTGTGTCATATGTATTCCATTGGCAATACACGTTAATAACGCCGGTGGCGCAATACCAATCGGGTGTTGGAGTATTGGAGGCACCAAAATACTTGCGTCTTACAAGCAAATGATTAAATTCGGTAATCCAAGGTGTTTCAAATTCTATATAATTGGCACCCGTATCTGAAACAGCAACGGGACCAAGAATACCAGCATTCGACCGAATTTGTTCTGCAATCAACAAACCTGGACTTTGGTAACCTCCAAGATTAAATGCATTTGATGTATAAAATGCATCATGATCAGCTTCATTTCGGGTAGTGTCTTCATTCGAATTCAAAAATTCATAGCCCAATACTTGAGCCAACCCTCCCATTCCCCAAGGAGCTGTAGTAGGAGAAACAGTAATATTAGTTCCCAATGTTGTTCCATAATTCGGAGTAAAAGTTACCCAAACACGTTGGATATTAACTCCAGGAGTCTGATTGGCAAAAAGAATTTTCCATCGAAAATCTCCCTTCCAATTAGCAAACATATTACCGATTCTACCTATGTGTCCAGACTCTCCATCAGAATATGCTGAATACATTTGGTCCATGTACGTTGGTGGTGTACACAAAAATGACAGACTACTAATCCGAGGGCCTAAATAGGCAGCAGTTGTAAGAGGAGTAGCACCAGTCATAAGAAATGGGCCATTATAAATGGGAGTAAAACGCTTACACAACTCCCTAAGTGAATTTATTTTCTCAATACGACAGTCCTCAATAAGATGAGCATTAGTGGGGGAAATTCTAACCCCTTGTGTTTGGAACTGTTCAGATAACGAAGCTGTCGGAGCCTCGTCAGTTTGTTCATTATCCTGTGTGTTAGTAACAGCAGTTGCAGCTTCTGGTGTTGAGTCCGCTAACAGGTCATCATCCTCTCCTACCTGAGCATCACCCTCCACCTCTACAGACGGAACAGCAGTGGCATCATCAGGCATCCCGGAATCGCAGTCCAAACTACTAAGCGAAACATTGCTCCAACCATTATACTGAAACATCATATCAGAAGCTCCTGCTACTCCGATGTTAAGAGCAGCTGACCCGGGAGCTCCTTCCATAACCTGCAATCCAGTAATAACTCGAACGACAATCCTTCCCAAACAATATGGATCAGAACCTGTGGCTATATTAGTATTGCGAACACGGCGAAAACTAGTTGGCGCAATATAAGGAATATTGACATACCATTCGCGACAATCAGGTTGAAGTTCGCAATATGCCACATATGATGATTGACCCGGTATAAAGTCAGAAACATCTGTATAAGCGCCATAATGTCCCTCTACAGATAACCTCCCGGTTGCAAATTGATTTATGGCGCATGAAATTTTCAACTTTATGCCTCCTCTCCAAAAAGTAAACAAAGATGCTACTTTGTCCAAAGGAGTAAGATATTTGGTAGCACCATAATCACCAAGAACCATGTTAACAAGACATGCAAGAGGACACATTTCATCACTCCACAAGATAGTGCCTGGAGTGTCAGATTTATTCCACGGTTTATTCCAAGCAACATAACCATATCGTGAAACAATATTAGGAATGAACATTTCATCCATAGTGGTTGAAAAAGTTTCTCTGTCACAAGTTGCTATGGGAGCAGGATCAATTGCCATGCGGACAGAGTGTGAAACGTTTCTTCCATTTGCAATATTTCCAAAAGGAACACGTATCATGTCCATTTCCTGCGCATTTTTATTGGGGTAATCCATACCCCCAATAATATCCAAACCATCTTTTAACATCTCAGAGGGATTAATTGAGTCAATAAGTGTAGCAAGGGTACGTCCTACTATAGGCACTGATGTTATAGTGTCCATAATAGACTCCCCAACTTGAGCGTCTCCCTCATCTTCAATTTCTTCAATAAAAGCCAAATGTTCTTGCAAATTGGTAGTTGGATTAGGAACAATCATATTATAATTGTTCTTTTTGTCTAGACAAAGATGCGCAGCAAGTTCCTTGTCAGTGAGAAAATTGACTTTTTCACCCAAGCGTGCAAGTTCTAAAACTCGGGCATACACTGAACTTGGCATAAAATCTGACCTATAAATTTCAATGGAATTCGTGTTGAAAGCTGGCACTATAAATTTTGCATTCTGAAACCAACCCCAGGCCAGGCCAGTAACAGACTGAGAAGTGCCATCAGGTGCAATAAGAGGATTTAAAACCGACAAACAGAAGAAACCAAGATGGTCTAAGTCAGCATCCTCAACTTTTAACGGTAGCATATTTTTGGGATTGATATAGGGAATTTTAAGAACTCCCGCTACCATAGATGCTGCATCAATTTCAACTCGTGGCAGTTGGCAAGCACGCCAAAGAGGAATCATGTCCAAAAATTGGCCAACATCATGTGTTGGTTCTGGCATTCCAACAGGGACATAGTACAAAACAATTTTACCAGCAAATTGCCTAGTAGTGTTAAATACAACTTTACAGCAAGGATCCCCATGGAAGTAAACAAAATTTTTGAAACCCACCTGTGAAACATTTGTTGGAATTATATCCCATGGAATTCTCCAAGCATACAACAAAGTTGCACTTGCAGCAGAAGTTTCCCATGTCAAATTTTTAAACATTGAAGGTTTTCCAGCAGTGTCAGAAACGGACCAATTATGGTCAGAAGAAGAGCATAACATTTTTGCTCTATTAAAATTTGAAGCCCCCATGTGATAATCCTCAGTAATTTCTGACCGAGAATCATACCATGTTGTTCCTAGGGTAGATTTAAGAGTTTGTTCTTTATTTGAAGTAGCCATATTTAAAGTATTGCGAGAACAGTGACAACACACTCGCATCATCCCTAAGTCAAAAGCAAAGGTAATGTTGCCCCCTGTACAACCCAGGTTTTCCATTATTATAACGAGCAGGCTCAAAATTATAAACAAGATCACCCAGGAGGCCCTGGTAAACAATAATTGTCAGATTCGAAAAATCATGTCCGTATATTCCATAAGGCCAAAGTCGGTATCAATCCCTTGTTGGAAATAGCTCAGGCAAGCACTATAATCCATCAAGGGCACATCTGTCCTACCGATAAAGACAAATGCTTTTCGCAATCTTTGGTACAACTCAATAAAATAATCATATCCATGACATGAAGCAAAACGTAAAGCATTGTTACAATTTACAATAGTAGCCACAAAATCATCTGGACTATCGCGAACCCAGTTTATCATCTCATAAATTGTATTATCACACATGGTTGGAAACCAAATATTTCCCTCTCGTCGGAAACCTCTTTTAAGAAAAGTAAAATTTTCAATACAATCTACATCATATTCTCTTCCATCTTTAGAAGAAGCAACTAATGATAAACCAAGTTTTGACAATTCAGCTGACACAGTTTCCAAATTATAAAAATGTGAATACTCAGGTTTAACACATATTATGGAGTCATCACCAACGATAGCACATCTACAATATAAATCAAAGTGATACATGGTATTTACAGGTGATGGAGCCAATTTAAGCCAAGCATAAGCATGATACATATAGTTGACAACCGTATTTAAAACAATAGTTATAGGATTCCCAGAAGGATTTCCCTGCTGCACATAATACAAAACATTCATAGCCATGTGAGTGGAATATATCATTTCATCCATTAACACAGCACGCACAAGTTGACATTCTTTACTATCATTATACCAATAATTTACAACATCCAAAAAACCAAGCATAAATTGTGGTAACATAGTGCCATCAAAAGCTTTAAAATCACCCGCAAAACCCAAACCTCCTACTTCTTTCAAACGATTGACAAGAGCTGTCCACTGATAACTTTCAGGATTACAACCAACATAAGAAAAGAAGGTTCCACAATTTGCATAAAAAGAAGCACAGAAAAATAGGAAAAATTTACGAACAAGCATTACAAAATCTTTGGGTACAACAGTAAACACTCTTGTCTTACCAATTTCAATTTTAGCTTTTGGGAGTCTTTCATCTTTTAATGTGTCAACAAAAATAGACGTGATTCTCTCTCCTTTACGAGCTCTTTCTTCTCTTTCAGTATACCTTTTGAGAAGCAAGTCATCAGTTACAATATAAGGATGCTCTTTTGAGAAGAGTTCTTTGGAACCAGAACCATGATGGTATAATCGATATGGATAACCTGGAGAGGTATCCAAACGCAAAGGATCCAAATAATCTTCACCAACTACACCATTTACAACTTCTTCATCTGTTAACAAGCGTGGAGTCCCACTTGGTAAACCTGCAATAACAAGTTTAAGATGTTCAACAACTTGGTCCACAATCTTTTGATCTGCAACACCTATTTCCTTGCCATACTTATTAATTCCTTGTTCTATAGGAGACACTGAAACTAGTAATCTTGGGTCTTTTGGTGTCAAAACCGCAGGCTCCTCCACATGTTCACGAACAAGATCATGGATAACAGATGGTCTAATATTAGTAGTCGTTGGTTGACGAATACAAAATTTAGGATCTACCGTATACTGATAGTTAAGCGTACCTTCTACTGCAATTTTAGCGTTACCAACACACGCAATACCCTCTTCCTCATCATATGATGTAACATGAACAAGGGGATTACACACTTCTTTCTTTAAAAATTGCAGAGCATCGACAATTTCTTCCATCAAAACAAGCTCAGCGTAACCAGTATTAGATGTTCGATTTATTGGACCACCAGCAACATGAAAGCCTAAAATTTTATGAGGTAAGCTAGTTTTCTGAGCCATAACAACAGCCATGCATTCACCCTTTGTGGTATTTACTCGATATTTCCAACCATTTTGGAGGTAGAATCCTATCTTTTCCTCAGGAAATTTAGAATCGCGAAGTGAATATTTGTACTCTGAACAAGGCTCAACATCTATACTATACATGACTCGCGAAAAATCAGCAACTGAAAGCGAATACAGTACAGCAGGCATTCTTTGGTGATACGCCAAATCCTCTCTATGAATAAAATGCATATGCACAGCTTTAAAGCTACGTACTGTTGGAACATAAAATACAACAATATCCTTTGTACCAATTTCTGCAACAAATTTACGACAAAAAGGAAAATTTACAGTAGTATCAGGAAAAGAGAGAGTAAATACAGTTCCATCTTCAACCCAATCTTTAGAGCGCACATCTTTAAACATATGTTTAGTAGTGACAAAAAATTTACCACCAACAGCCATACACATAAGATGGAAACCAGGTCGTGATAAGAAACCATGATTACCCCGAACAAACTCTGCCACATCATCCGAATTAGGATCCATACTAACATGCGCTCGCCCTTCCTGAGCAATAACAGGTACCTTTCTCGCCATCCTAGCTGTACGAGAGTCTCCTGATGACATCATGTTAGCATCACCCTCTTGGCCCCATGATTTTACGGTTTTAACAACTTTATAGGCCAAATAAGCAGCACCACACACTCCAAGAAATAATCCAGCGACTTTGAGAACGTCTTTTGGGCCAGGATCTTTTGCTATTTCAATTTTGATTTTCTCTTTAAAAGCTTCCCATTTTGTTGGCATAGGCTGACGCAACCTATCAAACTCCTCAATTAAAGCCATAGCATCTTGAGCTTCATCTAAAGTGACATCATCAGTTCGAAAAGTAATTACGTCATCAAAAGGAGTATTAGGAACTGCAGCAGAATATTGTGCAAACCAACCAAAGACCTGAGCATCACCCTCTAGCCTAGCGTCCGCCACAAACTGTGATATCCCCTGGGCATTTGGATCCCGATAACCGGTATATTCCATTCCATTTTCAATTTGTTCAAGAGCTAATTGTTGTCGAAGCCCACGTGCCGCGAAAGCATTATCTCTAGCAATTTTGTCACCTCTACGAAAAGCTACTTCCTCGGCTTTAGAATAGCGTATCATTTCCTCAAATGATAATTTTCGTGTAAGATATTGTGGTACACCAGCTATTAAAGTAGAGGACAATCTTTGAAATTTCCAAGGAGAATAATCACCAGGGTGCGTTTTTGTTTTATCCAACTCTCCACTAGATGTAGCAAATTTTGAATCGATAGTAACTTCCCACAATACATGTCTACGCCGATGTAAAGCTTCATTATCAACAAAAGAATTTACACGAGGATAAGCAACATTTGTTGTAAGAACAACTAATGGTGATTGAAAAAACCCACCTTTATCCTCTAAAGATGCAAAATTTAACACCAATGGTATATTTGAAATAATATCTACAAATGATTTGTACTCAGTATTTGTAGAAGAAGAATCTTGTGCAAAATCATCAAAAGTAACACAATATTGTTTAGAATAATTATCCCAAAAATCATTTTCACTTCTCCTGCCATAAATAAGCTGCTCATCAGGAACCTCAGCAGGTGCCATTGCACGTACAAAAATAGGAACCAAAGAAGATTTACCTATTCCTTTACTACCCACAAAAGCCACACAAAAAGGCACAGGTCGAGTGCCAGCACCACCTCTTGCATTAAGAACCATGTCATAAAGCTCTTTACAAACTTTAAAAGTATCACGGGCTATTGGTTCCCTCAAAAAAAAATCCAATTTACGAGCAATAGCCTCTTTCATAAGAAGTTCACCAAACTGATAAGCTTTTACTATTTCATCCTGAACTTTGCTATTCCAAGCAATTTCACTTCTGGCTTCAACATTATCAAAACGGTGAACAACAGCAAACCAAGTACGCACATCACGATCAATTGTAAGCTCATCCATCCAAGAAGAAGGAAAAATATAAGAACCAATAGTCTTTATAATTTCTGGTGCATTTTTAAACCAATCACAAAACCAATCAAACATATTTCCTGAAATTTTTTGAAGAGGAGCCATTAGACGTACAGCATTACTAATTCTGAACATAGTATTTTTGTCAGGAATAACAGAAAAAGCACAAGCACAAAAACCAGCACACAAAACAGGAATGAGATCAAAAGAACCAGCCTGTGCTTCACCCCTCTCAGTGCATTGAGGCGAGAGGTAAGACAGGACTTTAGTAACTAAAGAATTTACTGCTAAAACTGGAATTTTAAGCAAGAGTAAAATACGGGTAAGTATAGAAGGAACCATAACCCAGTACTTATTATACAAACATACAACACTATCATAAATAAGCACAGCTAATGATGAAACATCACAAATAATGCCTCCTCGAGCAAAATAACTTTCTATGCCTTTATATATAAGATCAATTAATTCAGATGCTCGATCACATGTTTCTTCAACTTTTTGGGAAGTAGTAGCCATTTGTTCAAAACTACGACGAGTATCGTTAAAAAGCTGCGCATCTCCCTCCTCATCCTCGACGTTATCTACATAACCCCAAGGGCGATTAGGAACATCCGTAGCTCCATAATTATACTCATTCTTCAGTATATTTTCCACTTCATCCAACATTTCATCAGCTACTTCCATGGTTTTTGAGTTTTGTGAATCACATATAAACCGACTTTTAAAAACAAAATCATAATGTTGAGGCTCCTCCCTATAATGAAACAAATTGTTAATTAATGAGGGAATTTTAAAAACATAAGATCTAAATTGACCATTAGGAGACAATTGCATAGCAAAATGCAACATATCAGGATCTTGAATAACATAATCATCAAACATACAAGCAGAAAAATCCATATGCAACATAAAAGGAATTTGCTTTAAAATAAAATTATCTACAAAGCATCTAAAATATTTTGCTTCAAAATTAAAAGTAGATTGTGCCATACAAAACTTTTTATACAAAACTCTATAATCTGGATTATGTGTACGTCGATTTAAATCAGCACAAATACAAACATCTTCTACAGGGGGATACAAAAAGGTGGAATTATAATACTCTTCCTCCATATCCATAAAACAATTGTGCCAGTCATTACGAATGATAGTAGTAAAATGATCATACAACATATTGTGGCATGCCACTCGATTTTCAAAGATATCAATATATACAACAGAACCATCTAGCAATTCCAAACACAATTTACATCTCTCAAAAACATAGTGCGATAAATCTGTAACTATAGCCTCTAAATTTCCTGCATAATCCATAGGATCAATTATATTAAAAGAATCAATAAAAGATACATGAACACGTATTTTGTCCTTAGAATACAAACTTAATAAAGGGCGACGTGAACATGACTTTCCATTAGTAACTCCCGTACACATATCACCTTTACCAAAAACATATGGGCAGGGAGACAAAGATAAATGTTTGTACAAAATGTCAAGAATAAAGTCGGTGTTATTAACTCTATTATTAACAAATTTTGGTTCTCGATATTTTATGGGGACATCATGAGTGTTATTAAAAGCATCCCCTCTAGCATGTGAATAATTATCCATCAAAATCTGACGAAACTTTTCACACAACTTTTGATATTTTGCGTAATCCTGCCGATGCAGTGCATCACGCATACCATGCAATAGATGACGGTTTCTTCGTTTAAAGTCACTGCGTTCCCAATAGGTCGTTTTGGGCAGCAATAACCTTGACGTGGGTGCCTGCCAGGGCCGCCCAATCGCCATATCTGAGGAAGCGCCCCAGGCGCAAAAAGCCATTCCATGCATAAATACGACGACTAACCCATTCGCCAAGAAGGAGTCTTTTTTGCAGAAAGACCATAAACTAACGGCAATAGGAAGAAGGGTATGATCTAAAGGGACTGGCATCCCCTACATCACATCGTTGGACCCAATCAAATCTCAGTCCTCAAAAGGATAGTAAGATATGATCGTTCACTTCCGATCTCATGCAGTTTATAGAATCATAAGGTTCCAGATTACAGGGAAATTCAACTATGAACTTGTACTAATTTAATAAAAGTATTTTTCCTAAACTTTTCAATTTTTCTCTAAAATTCAAAAGAAAATAAATATACAGAGCATACAATAAAACAATAAACACCCCACAAAATTACAAAACGATTTGAAATAAAAAATGAAAAGAAAACGACAAACAAGAGCCGCAACTCAACAACAAAAATCCAATTCAAATTGTGCTGAAACGACAATTGCTGTGTTATAG